TTTCTAGTTTTTTATTTATAGTTTCATCCATAACATACTTTTTGTGTTTCTAAGTGTTTAATGTCTTTGTATTTTACTTTTACTATTTTATCTTTTAAAGTTTTCCTAGTATACAATTTAAAAAATTCTGTACCATTCTTTGCAATTTCTTTTACATCTTTTACAACTTGTAATAAATCAAAGGTTTTGAAAAAACAAAAACACCCCAAGTCTGTCATATCAAAAGCTATGTAATCTGCTTTACCATAAAGCCATCCTTTCTTACCTGTGACATTTACAAGTTCTAACCATATTTTGTTTTTATCCCTGTTGCCTTTTACATCTACACTATAATCATTTACAAAATAATCAATGTGGTCATTCATGTCTTCACTTGAACTTGACCTAATTAGAGTATTACCCCTTTCAATCATTATTTGTTCAAATTTTTTTTCTGTTTCTATGCCTATTAGCATATTTCTATACCTCATCATCTTGGTATTCTTTATAAATTCTTTTTAGCTTATTCCATACATTATTTACAAAACAAGAACTGCAAGAAGTAGTTGAAACATTTTCTTTGAACACCCTATTGTAAATTGTTAGTATTTGTATTTGTTCATCAGGTGTTATTGTTTTATTATCTATTTTTTCTGTAACATAATTATATTCATCTTCTGTAAAACATAAAGGTTGATTATAAGGAAACAAATAATTTAGTTTCTGTTTTCTTTCTTCACACCCACAGTCTTCACCTGCTAACCACTTGGTTATTTTTTTTATTCCTGTAGCTGTAGTAATTTTTTCTACTGTGTCACCCACACCTTTACTTTTTTTGTCATACTTTTTTTTAAAGTTTTTGTAATTTTTCTTTGCCATATCTATTTAATTTTATCATAATCATTATTCTTAAAATCTTCCCAGTCTTCAGATAGTTTTTGTTTTAAGTCTTTTTTTAAATGTTTTAAACTGTTAAATATACTCACCCAACTTATTTTAGTTTCACTTGCAAGTTTTCTTATACTCATGTCTGTTTGGCTGTATAGTTTCCATAATTTTTTATCATACCAATGCCATTTATTAGTAACATTATCTACTAAGTTACATATTTTATGGTATGCTTCATTTTCTTCTACATTATCCATATATGGTATTTGTATATCATATTCACCATTATCAATACTGTATTTTTTTACTTTTTTCTTTTTGTTATAATACTGGTAAAAAAGTGATCTAAGTGTAAAGTACATATAACCCCTGCTTACCTTACCATTTTTTATTACTTTGTTTTCACTTGCATACCTCATAAGTGCTAAATAAGAAAGTTGTACTATATCTTCTGCATAGTTATATTCACCAAAACTGTTAACTATTTTTACCCAGTCATTATGATACTTTGCTACTTTTTCAATCCATTTGTACTTTTCCATTCTACTGTAATACTAACTATAAATAAACAAAATTGTAAAGTATATTCAGTTTCTTCTTCTAATTGTTGGTAAGAATATAAACAGCCAAACATCAAACCAATAATAGGTGCAATACTCACATTACCATCTACTAAATTACTCCAGTACATGGCTGCTGTTGTTAATATTAAAAGTGTTATAACTATATGTATCAAAACACTACTTGTTTTATATTCTTTTTGTTATGTAGTATATCTTGTCCTGCAAACTCAAAACCTACATTGTTTATTTTCATTCTAATTTTTACTGGTTGTTCAAATGGTGTACATCTACCACCTGTTTCTGTTTCCTTAACTTTTAAAACATGCAGGTGTGTGTACATCCATTCAGTAGGGTGTCCTGTATATCTATGTATACAATAGCAATCATTAAACCTATTTCCAAACTTACCCCCACCTTCTATACTTGCCATACCTAAAGGTACAGGTAAATTTTCATATTCATGGCTTTTTGGGTGTGTTCTTCTTAATGCTTCACTATTACCATGACAATTTAAAAACAAACTTATACCCCTTTTCTTTGCAAATAATCTTAATTCAGTAAGTACCATGTAATCATATTCATGCCCACCTAAACTTTTAATATCTTGGGGTTCTTTAGCTAAACTATTGTAAGGATCAATCAAACATAAATTGTAATCCCAAGCATCTTTAATTGCATTTGCTTCTGCTAGTAAATCTTTATAAGTATACAATTCATCTACATCTATAATTTTAAAATAGTCATCACACCAACCTAGTGCAGTTTGTATTTCTATTTCACTTGCCATGCTTATAGGTTTACCCATTTTAAATTCTATAATTTTTCTTACTATAGAATCTACTGTATTTTCAGAACTCCAAATAAGTGTTTTAGTTTTATGCAGTACAGCCCACACAGTTAGTAAGTAAATTGCTACACTTGTTTTACCTACGTTTGCATGGCCTATAAGAAGTGTGGTATTACCATTTAGTTTTAACCTTATGTATTCATCTATTTCAGGTATACCTATTTTTAAACCTTCCTTAACCCTACCAAACTTAATATCTAGTAGTTTGTTTTTTATTTCAGTTGCTCTTATTATCATAAAAAAAGGGGGTAAAAACCCCCTGTAATTAAAATGGTAAATCTACTTCTATATTCCTATCAGGGTTTTGTTCTGTATTGGTAACTTCATTACCAGTTTCTATTTTAAACCCTTTTAGTTTTACAAAGAATCTATCTTTCCACTTGTTACTATTTACATTCATGCTTACAGTAACAGTATCACCTACTTTATATTGGCTTAAACTTTCTATTGCTTTATTCCAAAATTCTACAGGTAATTCTTGTGGGTATTTATCCTTCGTTTCTAGTATCATTGTTTGCACTTGGTTTAACCCTGTATTGCCTTCCAACTTTTGCAAACTGTTTATTTGTTTTATTTGTCCTTCTACTTTGTACATATTTATATTTTTGATAATTCTGTTTCAATTTCTTTACTTACTTTAAACTGGTTTCTAATTTGTTTTACACTACCACCTTGTTTTCTGTATTCTATCATGGCACTATATTCAGGTGTACCCCTATTAAGCCACTTCTTTTGCTCATCAGGTACTTTAGGTAGGTCATCTACTATATTAGTATTTTTTACACCTTCACTTATTACCCAATCTACTATTTGATCTGCCAACTTAAAAGCATCTTCTGTAGTAGCATTACTGTATTTGCAACCTGTATTGCTGCATTGCCCATAAAATTCAAAAGCTGTTTTTATGGAACTTTGTTTTATAATATACATTTGTGTTTTATCCATAATTATTATTTTAAAATTATTAACCAAGTTACAAAAAATTAGTGAATAAAAAAAAAGGGGTACTTTCATACCCCCACATTAAAACAATTATAAATAAGAAACATTAAGTAATATTTTTGACCTTTGTAGTATAGTGGTCAATCATATTCTGTATATCACTTGGTGCAAACTTACAAACTTCTTTACTTTTTTTTAATAAATCTTGTGATAACTTTTTACCAAGTTGTAAACTAAACTCGTATTGTCTTCCCTGTTGGTAAGTATTGCAATACACACATTGAGGTTTAACATTTCTTTCATCCCACCTTGTACATAAATGTCTTCTACTTATAAAATGTCCTGCATGTAGTTGTTTATAGTGTTGCTGTTTACCACAAGTAATACACTTGCAATTTCCATTTTTGTCAGCATTAAACAACCTTACATATATACTAAATATTCTATCAAGTTTTTTAATTAGTTTACTTCTACTAAGTTTTTTTTTAGGCATATATTCCCACTAACCCACCAAAGTTAGTCGTTTTTTTTTACAAAGTCAAGTTTGTTATCTTCCCTGCCCTCTATATGTCTTTCTGTAGTGTTTAGAACCCTTTATTTTGCTTGTTTTGGTCTTGGCATGTACATTTGGTCGTTTTACTTTTTTTCGTGCCTTATAAGTGCTTATTTGCTGTCTTGCCATTATCTTGTTTTGTCCTTGATTTTTTCAAATGTTCTTAAACCACCTAACCCTAACATACCCATTAGTACAGTCATTAAGTGTTCCATCTGTAAAGCAGGGGGTACTTCTTCAGGTTGTAAAGCCCATATAAATAAATCTCTAATTATAAAATTATATGCAAGTGCTATACCACAAACCCAACCAACGAAAGGCCTCCACCCTGCAACAAAAACACTTCTGTGCTTTGCTTCAATTTCATTTATCTTTGTTTGTATTTGTATTAGTTCGTTTGGGTCAAGTTCTTTACCCTTTATAGCTTCTCTTATTTCCCAAGCAAGTGAACCTAAATTAGATTTTTCTTTGTTACCACCTTTTAATAAACCTAACAGTAATTTTATCATGTGTATTTCCTACTAAAGCAGTTTCAGCTATAAAGCCAAATTGCATTTGGTTTAGAATTATCATAATCGACATGCACGAATGACAGGCCAATACCTGCTCTTGTAAATCCAACTTTAATAAGTGCTGTAAGTATTTTTTGTCTTGTAACAGAATCTGTACAGCCAATATCTGCTGCAAGTCCATACATGTGGCTACTTCCCTTACTACTATTTGTTTTGGGTTTGCCACCCACTTTTGCATTGTGGCTTTCTGTTCTATATCCACTATTGATTTTAAATGGTATTCCTGCTTCTGTTCTTGCCCTGTCAAGTAACTGCATAAAATCAGCATCCATATTTTTACCTGAACCTTTAAAGTCAGGGCTATCAAATTCTTCAAGTTTAAAGTTTTTTAGTTCCATTTTTTCTTAAATCATCTATCCAAACTGTACTCATTAAAGATAACTTTTCTATACTATCTTTCTGCATTTCTATTACTAAATTTTCTAAACTATCTTTTTGGCTTACAAGCATATCTACTTTCATTTCAAGTGAACTTATTTTCTTTTTTGCACTTTCAAGTTCATCAGGGTTTCTACCTGTAATAGTTGAAATAATCATGGCTACACTTGCAGCTATCATACCTATTAGCGTGTTTACTATAGAAGCATTTTCTTCAGGTATAGTGTATTCTGTTAAATATACCAGTATGCCTACTATAAGAAAGAATACTAACAATGCACCTGAAAAATGTAATAAGAATCTAAACGTTCCGTTTTTAGGTATCATTTTGTTTTTTGGTATATCTGTATTACTACTAATACTATTGTTAAAATTAAAACAGAAGTTTGTAAGTACATATTAACTTGTGGCATTGAACTAAATACTAATGCAAATGCTGAAATTCCATATGTTCTTAAATCTGTAATCATTATATATAAGGTGTTTTTGTAGCATTGTATTCAGCTAATACTTCTGATGCTGATAATGCTTTGTCAAATATTTTTATCTGTCCGATTTCTCCATCGTGAGAAGGTGAAGTAGTTTGATACCTTCCAAATCTAATTTGTGCAGAATTTTGTGCAAAAGGACCTGAAGTACCATAAGAAGTTGTGCCATCGGCTGAACCATTTAAATATATCGTAGCAGAAGTTTCTTTTACATATACAAATGATAAATGGTAATAAGTGCCTGTAGATAAATCTGTTAATGAACGTAAAAAAATTGGTGTACCGTTACTTGTATCAAACATCTGCCATAAAATAGTGCTTCTTGATGCTTGACTTTGTACAAGTGTACCAAATTGTCCACTTGGATTACCTAAATATTTAGTCCAAATATAATTTTGGTCTGATAAATCGTGAAATTCGATATACATACTTAAAGTGAAATCTCTATCCCCTAAAGTTGTATAAGCTACATCTACATAATTTGTAGAGCCATTAAAATCAAAATAAGAAGGAGTAGAGCCACCTTGAAATGTTGCCCCTTGTATATCTCCATTTATACCATTAGGATAATCATTTTTTGTAGCTAAATAGTTTTGTGCTACTTGGGCTGAATTTAAAGATCTATTATATAATCTGTACTGTCCTATTTTAATATTTGCTTCAAAACTTCCTAATCTATGCCCTATATCAATGTCATCTGTACCACCTGTTCTTGTGCCTTGATTTGGTGTACTTTCTGAAGCTGATTCTAAACCATTTATATAGATTTTCATTGTATCTGCTGAATCATCATACGTAGCAACTATATGTTGCCAAATTCCAGTTGACAAAGTATCTGTTGTTGTTAAATCTTGATTTGAAGAACCTCCACCACTTGATGTGCCAACAATCCACCTTAATACACCACCTGTATCAAATCTTAAATCCCATTTAAAATCACTACCACTTGTATATAAAGTTGATAACATTTCATCTGCTGCAATCGAAATAGGCTCTATCCACATTTCAACAGAAAAAGCAGTAGCATTTTGGAAACTACTATTAGATGATATAGTCATATTGTCATCACTACCATCTAAAACCAACCAGTTACCTAATTCTTTATCGTAGTAATCAGATAATGTAGAACTAAATCCAACACTACTACCTATTGTTGCATTATTACTATTTGCTTTATCTGACCAAGTTGTAGCAGAAACTGTTGTATCATCAGCAGCATCTAAATGTATAGCTAAATCTGTGGAATAAATAGAACTAAAACTTAAAAAACAATCTGCTCTAAAGTTTTGTGCTATTTCTGAATCTGTTAAAGCTGTTTTGTAATACCTTGCTACTGCTATTTTTCCTGTAAAGAAATTGGTAGTTCCGTTAGACCCAAGATAAATTTCTCCATCTGTGCTTGTATTGGCATTATCTGTTCGTGCTGTTGTTTGTTTTAGTGTTCCATTGACATATCCTTTTACGTTAGAGCCATCAAAAGTAAAAGCTATATGACTCCACTCGCCTTGAGTAAATCCACCTAAACTTTCTAAAGTTGTAACTGAACTTCCGTAAACGTAAATAAAAACATTAGAGCTGCTTCTCCATATAATAAATTGATGGTCAGCTCCTGCCGTTCCATTATTTTGATAAAATATATATTCTGTGCCACTTACACTATCAGCATTAAACCACACCTCAGCCGAAAAATTATTTGCATTATTTGAAAGGTCAGTATCTGCACCTACTTCTACTTCATCATTAGTGCCATCAAAAGTAAAATACCCTCTTGTATCGCTTCCAAAAGTAGCACCATCTATTGTACCATTGTTTCCATCGCTGCTTAAATCTGTCCAAGTTGTACCACTACCACCATACGAAGTTGTATCACTTGCATTTAGGTGTAAAACTAAATCTGTACCCTTGTCTATTAAAGGTACATTTAAATCGTGGTTGGCTATATCAAACCAAGTACCACTACCATTTCCTGTATTAGCACCACCACTTTCTATACTATCTTCATCGTTAGCATCTAAGTGTAACACTAATCCTTGAGCTGCATCTGCATCCCCTGCTGATACTGCTGCATCTTGTGAAAATATCCTTCTGTTAGTTGGCATTATAAAGTTGTATCGTAGTTAAACACATCTACTTTTTTAGTAAGTGCTTTAATCTCGCTTTCTTTTGTATCTACTGAACTTCTTATATTATCTCTTTCTGTTTCTATAGCATCAGGTATTGCAGTACCTTTTTCTGCTTTTCTTGTTACATACCAATCAGTAGAACTTAATTTATTGTAAGCTGCACTTTTTAATTCTGCTTTCTTTTTTGTTTTTAGTTCTGCAAGTGTTTCACTAAATGTTTTAGTTTTTACATCATAAATAAATACTGTTCTTTTTTCACCATCCACACCTTCATAATCATCTATGGTATGTAGGTTGCTTATGTATTGGGTTTTACTATCGTAACTTGGTGTTATAATATCATAAAAACCTGCACTTTCGTGTACACTCGTATCTAACTTATCAAATCCTACTATTGTATTTCCAAAACTACTTGGTAACTTTGGGTACTTTATTATTTTACCTTTTACTATTCTTGCTTTCATATTATGGTGTTGTATCTGTATCGTAACTATTAATTGTATAATTTACTACTGAACCCCCAACACTATCTTCCTTTGCACATATTAAAGTAATATGATTTTTTTTACTTTGGTCAATACTTGTTGTGCCAACTTTGTTAAAAGCTGTTGTTCCCAATCCAGTTCCTGCTACTAATGTAATGGCTGCACTTGACAATGTACCATCTAATACTAAATCTATTACCTGATTTTGTTTTAAGTTGTCAATAGTTATATTTGCAGTTCCAATGTTCCCTGTACAAAAGAAAACACTACCTGCTGAACAGTCAATTGTAAAGTTACCTGTATCTGTTTTATCTACTCTATTTGCAAATCTATTTGCTAATTCATCGTGATCTACTGCATTGTCAGCTAACATTGAATTTTCTACTGAACCTGCTTGTATTGTTGCTGCACCTGAACTTATTGCTACATCACCTGTAACTGATAGTGTAGTACCATTACCCAATAAAGAATATAATTCAGTATGGTTATCGTTTAGAAAACCAAAAGCATCCCTAATAGGTGTACCATCACCTTGATTTGGAGTTCCTAAATCTACTTGTTTTTTCGCCATATTATATTTTTTTTATAGTGTTATTTCTGTTTGGTCAGCAGTTAATGTAAGTGAATCAGCCCTTTGTACTAATGTATCTACAGTAAATGCTTTAGTTTCTATTAAACTACCTGTTAATGGCAATAAAAAACATTCAGGTGAACTAAAACTCGGTATGCTTTCTGCTATGGTGTTATCTTCATCACCAAATTCTGTAAAGCAATATATTCTACCCCAGTTTATTGTGTTTGCCATATTTATACAATAAATTTTGTTGGTTTTTGTTATATACTTTTTTGTTTAAGTACTCTGTAAGTTTCTTAATGTTATTTTCTTTTGCTTTATACTTCATAATACCCAACCTTCAAAACTTGCATCTTTATCAGGGTGTACATCTTCATTTGTTGAAGTGTAGTATTCAGGAAATTTACTTGGTGCATTAAAACTTAAATAATCTATCAACCTGTTTGTATAATATTGTGCTGTATTTCTTTCTTTTTCTAAAAGATAATCTACTTCTTCTTTAGAAGCATTTTCTGCATTTTCACTATTGTGTTTAAATACACCTTTGTTTGCTATAGTATAAGCACTAAATGGTAACAGTTCTACCATACACCAATGTATAAGGCAAGGTTTTACATATTCGTTTACTAATGTTTGGTAATCACCAGTAAGTGTACCTGCTACAATTTTTGCTTGTATGCTTTCTAGTAAATCTGTACCTAAATAGTTTTCTATATGTTTATCTTGTGCAATTTTTACATACTGTATAAACTTATCTGTATCTATATTACCTGATAGTGAAGTAAATTTTACTACATCTTTTCTTGTTATTAATAGTGCTTCTGCCATTATCCTTTATAGTTTGGGTGGTGTCCTTTGTCACCTCTTGTTATATTTGCTTGTGCTACTTCTTTGGGGTTTTTGGGTAGTTTAAAACCTTGTTTTACAGCTTGATTTACATTTACAAACTTTGTGTTAGCAAGTGCATTACCTTTATAGGGTGTGCCATCTTTTTTTAATTTCTTTTTGTAAATTCTTCTTTCCCAAATGTGATGACAATTAACCCCACCTTGCCACTTGAACAAAGAATAGTTTTGCCCATTGTGTCCATGCTGCTTATTTACACCCCTAAAACTCATTTGTGCAATATCTTCTTTTCTATATAGTTTACCTGTACTTAACATTCTTCTACAAAATGGTCTAGTTTCACCTTTTGCTTGTCTTTTTGTGCCTTTCACATACTTGTACCTAACCTTAAATAAATCATTATCTTGGCTAGAATCTTGTTTTGCTGATAACTTTAAACCATTTAAATAATTTTCTACATTAAAATCTTCAGGTTCATCTTCTGTAGTATCTGTATCTAATAATTCATAGTTTTCTAAATCTTCTATTTCACCTAATTGGTCTATTAGTGTAAATAATTCATCACCATCATCATCACTTAAAAAAGGTCTTTCATCTTTTGCAAGTTCTTCTTCTGAATACATGCTTTTCTTCTTTACACATTTACCATTTTTATCTTTAACAAATCCTTTTGGACATTTTTTTAGATCATCTTTTATATGTTTTTCACAAGGCATATACCAAGTCCTTGTGTTACCATCCACATCTATATATTCATGTGTGTGTATTCCTTCACACCCTATATTTGTAGCCATTTCTTCAGCTTTTTCAGGTGTGCTATATGCTAACCTATCATCTATAATAGCAAAATCTTTATCTACTACCTGACTAACTAACTTCACACCAGTTTCTTCTTCTTTAGCTTCTTGTGTTACTGCGTTATCTGTATCAATAAATTCTAAAGGTTGCAAGGTTCTAAAGTAAAGTTTTAAACTTATTTCATTAACTGCTAAAATATGGTTTATACATTCTATAATTTGATCTTGGTAAGGTTTTATGGTTATGTTGTTAAACAACAAACTAGCAGTTTTAATTTCATCTGCATTATTACCTAAACCACTATTACCATCCCTTACACCTAAAAGTAATGGGCTTGTTACTCTATGCCCCATAATTATTTTTCTAATACACTCATTAGCTAAATATTCATAGTGTGCAGGTGCATCATCTAGTGGTATATCATCAACAGTAGTTTTACTTTCTGCATTGTTATTAAATGCTACAATTACCTTTTCACCTCTGCTACCTGTAAGTTTATTCATGACCTCA